GTGAAACACTTGATACATCAGTAAATGTTACACTACCTAAAGCATCAGAAGACCCTGTGCCTGAACCAACAGCAACAGAAGACGGAACAATCTTAGCCAACCCTGCACGTGAACCCCAGTCAGCCGTTTGCCTAGAACGAGTCATTATCTCCCCTTAATTCTTGTAGCCATAGACGCGAAGAGTTCCACCAATGTTTCCTGAAGCAGGATATATTGTGAAACCTGTAAACTGTGTTGCTGTAACAGACCAAAACGCTCCGTGATTATGAGCAGGTCCACCAACAATTCCCATACTTTGTCCACCAAGAAGTGTTGAATATGTTCCCACATTAGGTCTAATACAATCATAATTAAAACTTGTATAACCAGGGTCATTAATAACGGCTCTAGTAACTGTAAAAGAACTTTGAGTTATTGCGTTACTATTCACACCACTATTTGACCAGTTAACACCATCTGATGCTGCATAATAGTTTGTCCCAGTATCATCCGATGTTGTTCTAAATCTAAATTGTATATTGGTAGTTGCACTTGCTGCATTACAATAGAATACTAATTTATAGTTATCGTAAGTAGAATTAAAACATCCATTAATAGATATTGAAGAAGCACCACTGAAAGTAACTGCACCATTAGCACTAACAGAACCTGAACCAGAACCCACAGCCACACTTGTTGGCACAACCATACGCAAACCTGCCGCAGCAGCAGCAATACCATCAGTCTCAGACTTAGTATAAGCATTAGCCACAGTAAACGCTGTGTAAGCAAAAATTTCAACAACATCATTAACAGCCAAACCACTTGACATAACAACTGATGTTCCGTTAGTGGCAGTGTAATCCTGACCGCGAACCTGTAAAGCACCGTTCACGTACACAGCTTCTGATCCTGCAACGTAGGCGAGGGTTAAACCGTTTGCGTCTGCACCTGTGATTGTGGTTTGTGATGCTGTTGCCACAAAGTAGTATCTGGTTAGTTGACGGTTGTATGTGTCTACGTCACCGTCTGAGTCTATCCAGATGTCGCCTGTTGCTGGTGCTGTTGGGGCACTTGTTTGGTAGGCGATTGGTGATTGTGGTGTTGTTGGTCCTACGAGTTCAAATGTGGAACCGTTGTAAAAGTATAGTGGTTTAGTCATTAGTTTTTGTATCCGTAAACTCTAATAGTACCTGAAATTGTTGAAGCGCTAGTTGTAAGCGTTATTCCATCATAAGCAGTTGATAAAGTATGACCAAATGCTAAACCGTTAAATGCAATACTTGAATCATAAAATCTAGTATGAGTCAAAATTGCTGTAGTTGGTAATGCTTTTGCTACGTTAGCAATTTCAATATTTGTTGCATAACTAACAGTAGCATCAACTGTGTAAACAAAAATATCCCAACTTGTAGCGTTAACGCTATTAGAAGCAGAAACAGATGTTCCACCAGCGTTAAGCCATTGTCTATTATAATTTCCTGCAGTAGCGTCAGTTCCACCAGTTCTTAATCTTGCAGAAATAGAAGCAGAACCTGATGCTGTTTTAGCATCAATAGTCATTTTATAATAATCATAATTAGAACTAAATACACCGTTTAAACTAACACTAGAAGCACCACTAAATGCTACGCTTCCACTAGAATTTACGCTACCAGAACCTGAACCAACAGCGATACTTGTTGGTGTAATAAGTTTCATACCAGAAGCAACGTTAGAAGAGTTATCGGCATAAGATTGTGTGGCATAAGTAGCCAAAGACTCAACCTCAGAAGCAACACTCACCCACGCAGAACCAGACCAAACATACATCGGTTTCGGCATAATTACATTCCACCTAACATAAACGGGTGAATACCCTCATTATAAATCTCAGTCTTCAACAAATAATCGTTCTGATTCAAACCAGTAGTAGTACCATCAGAATCAATCCACAACTCACCAGTAATAGTAGCAGAAGGAGCAGACGTTTGATACGCAGGAAGAGGACCAGTCGGACCAGTAGATCCTGTAGCTCCCGTTGGACCCGTTGCACCTGTCGCACCGGTTGCACCGTCAACACCAATAGTTCCGCTAGCACCAGTGGCACCGGTTGGACCCGTTGGACCAGTTGGTCCGGTCGCACCAGTAGGACCTGTACCGCCAAGGAAACCATCAGCACCAGTAGGCCCAGTAGGGCCTGTAACACCGGTTGCACCGGTTGGGCCTGTTGCCCCATCAACACCTGCACCGGTGGCCCCTGTTGCCCCTGTAGGGCCTGTAGGACCCGCTACAGTGGAATCTGCGCCCGTAGGACCCGTAGGTCCAGTCTCACCTGTTGCACCTGTCGGCCCAGTTGAACCTGTTGAACCAGTAGCACCCACGTCACCTTGCGGACCGGTAGGACCCGTATCGCCAGTAACCCCAGTTGCTCCCGTAGCACCAACAGCACCAGTTGAACCTGTAGGGCCAGTAATGCCTTGCACACCTTGAGAACCTGTAGGACCTGTTGCACCCGTTTCACCTGTTGCTCCTGTAATAGATTGACCAGTTGCACCAGTGGGACCAGTTATACCTTGAGAACCAGTTGCGCCAGTATCACCGGTAGAACCAGTAGGACCTGTAGGTCCGGTAGGACCCGTAACACCCTGAGTACCCTCAATACCTTGAGGACCAATAACACCAAGTTCAACAATTTCAGTCTGAACAGACTCAACATTGAGAACAGTGGTAGTAACCGGAATTTCAACAACTGCTGTAGAAAAAACTGTTGCCATTTAAGAAGTAACCCCTTCATAAACAGTGAAGCCACCCTCAAGCAAACGAGTAACAACACCACCAGGAGAAGTAACCTCAAGATCATAAACATAATTACCTGCAGCTAAACCAGTAGTAGTAGCTGCAGAAAGATTCAAAGTGAACTTACCATCAGTTGTACCAACAGTGATACGACCATTATCTGTTGACAAAACAACAATAGTTGTTTCAGAAGAAGCAGAGTTTTTAACATCCATAGCGGCAGTGTAACCTGTCACATCAACATATGTGCCATCAATTTTCCATTGTGGTGCAAGGCTAAAAGTTGAGCCTTGATACACTTTCATATTATATCTACCTGGTGTCATTTATTCCTCTGTAATATAGGCGCCGTAACCGGCAGCAATTAAACTTGTGCGTTCAGAATCAGAAATCAAAGTGGCGTGACCGCCCGGATAATAGTACAAAGCGGATTGTGTTTCATCAACGCTTGGTGTACGAATACTATAATAAGAACCATCAGTTCTTTGTAAAATACTATTAGCCCTATTCAACTTATAACGGTAAAACAATGCACCCATACCAGCAGGGCCTTCAGCAACAGTAGGTGGTGTGAAATAATATGCCATTGTTCTCCTTAAGGTGTAACCCCCACCCGAAGATGGGGGTCACAATTTTGCCTAAAACTAGGCGTTGTTGATGCTTGAGGTTGACTCAATGCGATACAAGGCTGCTTCGCGGTAGCGAGCAAATCCAAGAACGCCGTACCATCCGATTGGACGGAAACGCATTAACTTATCGGTCACAGGACCAATCACTACGTGTGGTTCTTCAGCAACAGCTTCAGCCAAAGCTTGCTTTCCAGCAAGGATTGTGCGGAATACTCTTGCGCTTGATCCACCGTCTGTAGCGTTGTACATACGTGGGGATTCTACGAACATTGCACCTTCGTAAACACCGATAGATCCTGGCCATAGATTGCCAGCACCTGATTCGTTGTAAACGTGTGCTTCGCGCCATCCACCTGCGCCTGTTTCAGCACGTAAGTCGTGTGAAACTTCTGGATGTATACCAACCCAGTATAGTTCACCAACACGTGGAACAGCTTTGTTTGCACGTAATTTAGCAATAGCCTTGCGGATATTTGCTGAGGTGATTTGTGATGCAGCACCACCGGTAACACCAGTAGTTGTTGATCCACCACCTGAGTAAATTACGTTTGAACCTTGACGTAGCACTGTTTGTGCGAAACCGTCAATAGAATCTGCCATATTGAATGCGATGATGTCAGCAATAGCTGGATCAACATCAGACAATGAGAACAGTTCTAATTTACGTGTTGCAATTGCAGCGTTACCGTATTCGTTAAGAGTTACGGTTACGTTGCTTGTGTTTCCTAATGCAACTGAATCTGGGTCAGTTGTTTCGGTTAGAGTTCCGGTTACGGCAGACAAATCTGTGTATAATTGGAATACGACAGATGAACCTGGCATAGCCTGTTGTGCTGGACGCTTATCTGCAACATCGCGGATAAGTGGCATAGCACGTAATGCAAATTCAACATAACGGTCATAAGCGGTCTGTACTAAGGAAGTTCCTAAGGACGAGGTGCTTGTATCTGTATATGCATTTGCCATTAGTGTTCACCTTCTTTCAAGGTTGATAGTAGTTGCGATTTATCGCCCGAGTGATTGACCGAAAAGAAGTTGATCTAGTTCATCTTTGGTCTTCGCAGACATAACCTTTTGGTGTTGCGTTTGCTCACCTGAAGGGTTCTGTGCTGTTGAAGTCACATTGTTGATACGTTGATTATCTTTTACGGTTTCTTCATCTACAGACGGTTGAACAGGTTCTTCTTGTTTAATACCGAATACATCACTGTATTCGTTTAACCAAGCATCAATCTGTTCAGGTGTGTCCACATCACTAGGAATAAGTTTCGCTAGTTTATCTGGTACACCTTTTGAGGCCAATACATCTTTGACGCTACGAGAGCGCATATCAGAACGCAGCTTGTTCAGTTCAGCCTCAATGGCTTCACGTTCCTTTTGTGCTTTCTTTAATGCTTTGCGAAGTTCGGCTGGGCCGTTATCTTGCTCTTCTGTTTCGTCTTCGTATTCGTATTGGTTGGCCATTGCAGCCACTCCCTTTCATTAAGTTGTCGTATGCCACATACACAAACAGGGGAATCTGTGATGGCTCATACTGCCGGGCTTCGGTTACGCTTCTAAGTGCCGGTGCGCTTAGTAGGTTTTTAAATCTGGCCTGAAGTAGTGCGTGATAGAGATCCTCTACCTACGCCTGCTTGGCCAGCAAATCTTGATTTTTCTTGTTCGGAAAGATTTTGTAGTTGTTGTTTATATTGAGCAGAACCTGCTCCACCAAACACTGCACTTGTTACTTCTCCAATACCAACAGGTTGAGAACCAGCAGTGATTTGTGAAAGTTTCTCAGCAACAGGTAACACACCAGCTACTTGTTCAAAACCTTGACGGGCTTGTTGTTGTGTAACACCCATACCTGTGTAAGTTTCAGCCATAGATCTGTCAATGTTTAAACCTTGACGTGCTGCTTCTCCACCGAATTGTGCTGCCTGTACTTGACGTGTGATGAACGGTAAAGCACGTTCAGGGTCAAGGGCATAAGCAACCATATCTGCTTTAGCAACACCGTAAAGTCTTTGTAAAGAATCAACATAGAATGGGTCAGCGTTGTCAACAGATAATGAAGCAATGTCTACACGTTGTTTAAGTTCAGCAGGAGAAATATCATTCTCAAGGAACTTAGTAAAATCATCTTTACTGTCATAGAAACCTTTAGCAAAACCTGCTTCACGGAAAACACTTTGGTAAGCGTTTTCATTAGCAATGTATTCGTCAAGTGAAAGAACAGGTAAACCTGCTTTTTTACGTGCCTCATTGGCAGGGAAACGTAGTTTAAATTCTGGTGTTTCTCTTATCTTGAAATCAATAGTTTCAGGGTCAAAACCTTGTTTAACAAATTCAATAATTCTGTCACCTAAAGCACCAAGACCTGCTGCCTCATATTGTGCTTTTAATGCTTCAGTCCAGTTAGTTCTTTGAGTAAGAACACCAGCATCTAAACCAAGGTTGCGTGAAGTTTTTGAACCATCAGAAAAAGTTGTGGTTTCAATTCTATTACCGTTAGCATCAGTATATGTATCAACAGAAACAACAGTTTTTATTACAGGTGCTGGTGTGGTTGCTACAACTGGAGTAATTTTTTTAATCTTAGGAGCAGATTTAGCAGCATTTACTTTAGCCTCAGCAACGCCTGCTTTACCACGAGCAAGATTTCTTACATCTTCAGCAGTTTGTGGTTGAGCTATAGTACCTGAAGGTCTAGTAGAACCTTTTTTAGGAGCCATTTATACCAACTTCTGTCTTTGTAAATATTGCATACCTTTTTGGTAAATGTTTCTTTCAGCAAACTTAGTAGTATCAATACGAGGGTCATTTAATATTTCTTGCTCAAACTTCCACAAAGGAGTAGGAGCAGGCATACCCTTATCATCAAGACTTGTCAAAGCCTTAGTAACAGTAGGGTCATTCAAACCAATACTGTTAGGATCAAGTTCTAATAATGAAGCCATAGTTTGAATGTATGGGCTTGCTATTTGACGTGGTGCTAAACCGGCATCAATTTGTGTAACAAAACCAGCATAACGTGATTTAGCCATATCTTTAATTTGTTGTTGATAGTTCTCTTCAGTTGACTTACCTTCAAGAATAGAAGAAGTAGCCTGTTGATACCAAACATCATCATAAGCAACACCATAATCGTAAGCAAAAGATTTTAACTTATCAATAGTTTGTGCTGCTTGACCAAGTTCACCAGTAATGTTACCAATGCTTGCAATTTGTTCACCAATAGTTGCAGCATCCCAACCTTGGGTTTGGGCACGTGAAGCAATAGTTTTAATTTGGTCATCAGATAAATTAGCACCCATTTGAATAGATGCACGACGAACACTACGAAGAAGATTATTGTATGCTTGTGCTTTACCTGTACCTGCTTCACCAGTGTAAAACAAACCAAACAAATCATCAGGAGATTGTTTGTATCCCGCAGCATATTGTTTAGCTGATTGGTCTATAAGGTCTTTGTAAACTGTTGCAAGTTTTTTGTTATCAATATCAGAATAACCTAATGACTCTAAACGGTTACGCAAATTAGTACGTTCTGCTTCACCTTCAGGTGTGTTAGAAAGAAAATCAGCTAACGCTTTAGTAGTAGATTTAGTTGTGTCAACATCTGATTCAATGTATGAAGGTGGAACCTTTGAACCAGGACGACTTGAAGTTTTAACTTTTTTCTTACCTGTTCCAAAATAAACAGAATCTCCACCAACACCGCCACCTGTACTAGATGCAATAGTGTTAGGGTCAACGCCTATAGATGTAAGAAGCGCCAGTAATTCTGGATCCATTAACGAGCCACCTTTGTTAGAGCCTTATAGTAAAGTTTGTCTTGAGATAAAAATCTGTCATAAACATCAGCAAAACCAAGATCATCTTGTTTTAACTTCTGAATAAACACATCATAAACTAACTGTAAATCCTTATTGCTATTAGCAGATAAAGAACCTGATTGTCTTTGAGCAAGTTTAGTAGCAAAAACATCTCTAAACTTTAAGTATGTTGCAATAGATTTCCAAGTAGGATTATCAACATTGCGAGACATAAAATCTTTATCATTAAGAATCTTTTCAAAACCATTAATAATTCTAAGAGTCTTAGAACCATCAACATCAAGATAATCAATATACCAATCTGAAGGAGAACCATCAGGATTAGTTGCAAGTTTTGAAACAACAGCTTCTTTAACCATCTTTAAGTCTGCTGCACCCTTAACAGAGTAAGAACTTAAACCACGTTCAACAAGTTTGGCATCTAAAACTTCAATAACTTTACGGTATTGAATCCAGCCAAGACGAGCATTATTTCTACGTTGCGCTTCAGCAGGATCAACAGTTCCTCTAAAAGTCTCAGTGCTACCAGGAGCAACCTTAGTATTATATTGGTATTGGTATGCTGCTTCAGAAAAATCGTAACCTGTTGGGTTATTAACAATTAAACCAACAAGTGCTGGTTCATCACCAAACACTGAAGCAATCAAATCTTTATTAGCTATAATGTTTCCACTAGCATCTATAGATGCTTGAACACCTGTTTTATTACTTGAAAGACTTGTAGCAAAAGCAAAGTATTCTTCACCAAATTCTTCTAAGAACTTAACATCCGCTTCGCGACCAAATTCTCTTTGATATTCACGATACTTGTCCATATACATTTTGTACGGTGAAGCAAATCGTGGTGAGAAAGGTAAAATAAGGTTAGCAACAGTTCTCATATTAAAGAACTGGTCAGTTAATTCTTTAATCTTGCTTTCAGGAACAGGTGGCAAACCATCAAGTTTTGCTTTCTGTTGTTCTGTTAACCAAATAAGTTGATATGTTCTTGCATACTCTGGTGATGATTCACCAAGGTATCTAACAAGTTGACGTTTAGCCCAAGTAGGTGCAACAGCATCAAGAACATTTTCTGGTGGACCATAAGGTGTAGCCCAACCAAGAACTTTCTCTGCTGTAGGCACACGTTTAACAAACTGTCCAACACCAATAGCAACATAAGGACCTAATGGAATATTAAAATCTCCACCAAATACAACATCAAGAGATTGTTTACTAATACCAACTTGATTTAAAGACCCTAAACCCTCACCAATGAAAGGTGCTTTCTTTAAAACTTCAGGTACTTCAATCCAAATAACACCATCACGTGTTAATTGGTCAGGGTTTACAGGATTACCTTCTTCGTCTGTAACAAGACCTGAACGGTTAGGTGCGTTCCAAATAATGTTTGCACGGTTAATCAAGTATGGTTTTTCTTTAACAAGTCTTAACCAAGTTTTGTAAGCATTTTCTTGTGCTGAAAAAAATGGTGCAATAAGACGCATAAAATGACCAAGGTTTGTTCTACGGTCAATATTAAAAACAATCTTTTTCATATTAGCAGTAGCGGTACGTCTTGATGCTTGTTGTAACTTCCACAATTCGTCAGCAGTTAAACGTCTTTTATTAACTTCTTCAAATATTGCTATACGTTTACGTAAATCATCACGATATAAAGAGTTAACAAGTGGATGTCTAGCAAACACATCTTCAGGAACAGAACCAAGCCACTTCATAGCAAAGTTAACAAATCTATCAGTTTTCTTTGCGCTAAGGTTTTTAAGGTTTTCTTCAACAACATCACCGTGAACTATTGGAAGAACTTCTGCATCTTTAAAAGTTTCACGAAGTAAATCAGGTGTTGCTTTCTCATTATCAACAAAAAGTCTACGTTGCAAATCAATATTAGGAACATATCGTCCTAAGAATGATTTTAATCTATCAACGTGTTCAATAGACTCATATTGTTTAATACTTAAATCTTTACGATATTGACGACCATCACCAGAGTCTAACCATTTAGCAATACTTGCAGGGTCTTCACCTGCAGAAAGTTTACGGATAACAGGATCGCCAACAAACTGAGTGTTAAGTGTTCTAGCCCAAGCATCAAAATAGTTAACATCTTCAGGTTTAACAGCACCGATACCTTTAGATATAAAACGGCTTTCAAAAAGTTTACTTGTAGAATCAGCTAAACGATTCCAAGTTGATTCAGCAGAGTTAAGTTGTCTGAACAAATCGCCATAGGTTCCACCAAATAGTTCATCAAGTTCATAGGTTTCACCCATAGGTGTTGTTAAAGTAAGTTTAGATTCACCAATACGTCTTTTAGTTATTTTACCTTGTATTTCTTTTTCAATATTAGTTAAAGTTTGACTTAAGGTATCTCTAGCAGCAACTTGTGCTTGAAGTTCATTATCTAAAATACCAAGTTTACCAAGAGCTTGAACGTCTTCAGGGTTGCGAGCAATTTGTCTGTTTAAATCATCTATTTGTCTTTTAAGATCAATTACTTTAGTTCTTGCTTTGTCAAATTGTTGTTTAGTTGTGATTCTATTGTTTTTAACATTAGGGGTACCAGGTGTTAATTTGATATTGTCAATGGCACGTAAACCACGTTTACCCATATTGTAACCAATGTTTTTAATACCTTCACCAGCATATTGAAAACTTGCTTGTGCGCCAACAGCTGACATAATACGAAGTTGGTTATCAACACCGTTACGCATAGTGTAACCAAGACGAATTAAAGCACCCGCTTTAAATAAATCGTTAAACCATTCAAGGCCATAAACGCCTTCTTGCATAAGTTCTCTAACACCTATGCTACCAAAAAGTTGAAAGTTTGATGCGTGACGTTTTAAAAGTTTATCTGCTAAATCAAAATCCATAATAGGAAGCCAGTCAGCAGTTTGTGATTGAAGTTGTGGAACGTGAATCATACTTCCATCAAGGTCAACCATATAACCTTTGTCTTTTATAGATTGAATAGCACCCTTACGTGCACGTTGATAAGCATTATAAATGTTATCTGCAACATCAGCACGAATACCGTATTTTGTGTACAATGCTCGCCATACAGTTGCTTCCATTGCTAAAGTTATTTGTTGACGTTCAGCAGGAGAAACAGCACCAGAGTATGCTTCAACAAATCTACGAACACGAGCATCATCAAACAAGTTAGGATTTAAAACTTTAGCACGGTCAAGTGTTGCAACAACTTCACGGTAAGAATCAGGATCGTTAAAATCTAGAAAACCTGCTGGTCGTTCATTTTCAAGCCAAGAAACCTTTTGGTAAAGTCTTGAAAAAGTACTTGGTTGATAAACATCAATCTCAGGTGTACCAGTTTTTTTATCATAAAACTTTGCTGCACGACCACGTGCAAGGAAAGAATCAAACATTTGTGCTGTTTTAGAACCTGTTGTTCTAACAAGACTACCACCAGGTGTTTCAGCAAGATTCATCATCTTAGCAAAAGATCTATCACGTTTAATTAAATCATCAAGTTCTTTACGAAGATTTAACATTTCTTCTGCATCTTCTGTAGGGAATTGAATCATACCATCTTCAGTTGTTTTATTTAAAATGGCTGATGTTTGGTATGGTTTAAGTTTACCCATAGCAGTTTCTATTTGTTCAGAAAGTTCAAATCTTGTATCACGTAAAGTTTGCAAAGCAACAGGGTCAGCAAGAGAAGAACGAAGAACAAGACCAACTTCGTCAGGTGATTTAGATTGACCTAATAAACTAGCGATAAGAGGTTTATTATCTGAACCTGAAAGGAAAGGATGATTTAAAGCATAAGTTGTATCATTCTTAGCAAACTCATCAAGAACTGAAGTAAACTTATTTACTTCACCACTTTGCGCTTTTGATATAAGATTGATAGCATTAAGTGCATCGTCACCATTATTTATAGCACCAATAACCTTAGCGGCTTTAATAGGTGCAAAAATTTTTGTACCAACAAGAGTTGGGTCAACAACAACTTGTGCAGTAATATCACCAGTACCAGAAACAACACGACCATACAAAGATTTTTTGTAAGCCTGTTCACGTTCCTGTGGATTAAAAATGTCAAAGTCTTTACGTAAAAATTGTGGAAGAAAACGGTCAGTGTTTTCAACACCAAAAACTTCGGCAATAGTTGCAGCGCTTCTTAAACCCATAGACAAAGGATCAATGCGTTGGGCATATAAAGATTGACCAACAGAAACTTCATCCTTATATTCTTTAGCTCTATCCCAAGTTTCTTTCTTAAAAAGATCAGCAGGATTATCTTCAGCTTGCTCTAAAGCTAAACCAACAGTTGAACCTGCTTGGCGAATAGGTTTAGCAACAGTTTCAAAACCTTCAAACAAATCAAGAACAGGTGCAATGGCTTGTTTACCTGCTAATGTTCCAGCGGTTTTAATTGTATTAATGAAACCGTTGTATTCTTCTTCATCACGCCAAGGGGCACTTGCTGCTTCATAAATGAATCTTGCTGGAGCAAAAGGTGCTGCACCAAGATTCTTAGTGAATGTTCCCAGTTTTTCTAGAAAACTCACATCATCCCCCTGAGGCGAGCAACTAATGCACGTGTCTCAGGTGAAGCGTTAGGGCGTGAAGCCATAAAAACTAATGCTGGCATATATTCAGCAAGTTGTGCTTTAAAATTCATATCAGCGTTAGCATCTGCTGTGCCTAAACCTAATGCGTCCATACCTGGACCTGGACCTGCGTTAGCACCAGCTGTAACTGGTTCATTTGGTCTTAAACTTCTCTCCGATAAAGGAATAACTGGTTGTGAGGCTGCGGCTGATGCGAGGCCCGAAGGCATACCTGATTGTTCAATACTCGAAGCCGCAGCCAAAGGAGCAGCTTGCTGCGTTTGCATTAGAGCTTGCCCCTCTCCGTATGGGAGACCTGAAACGTATTTGGCTGCTTGGGTACCACTTTGACCATTACCACCACGACCGTTAACATTCATAGGATTGTTTTGCGGTGCAGTTGGTCTCATTCCACCTCTAGCCATTATTATACGTCCTTAAATTAATTATTTACTTACCAGCGCGTTTTGGTGCTTTACCACCACGTGTACCAGATGGTTGTGCAGAGAACATAATCTTTGACATACCTGGTTTTGCAGCCTTTGGAACACCAGATTTTTTAACTGGTTGTTCGTATGCTTTTCCAGCAGAACCTTGGTTTGCTGGCTTCTTGCCGCCTTTGAATGCTTTCATTCTTTTTCCTTTTTAGCCCGCAGGGACCATTCTTGTCACACTAGAAGATAGTGTGGGTTTGCCGGAACCGGTTAACCCGGCCAGCAAATACTGTATCGGTGGTCTTCCACCTTGTCCTACTTGTCCCGGTGCCACACCACGTGGACCACCAGTTGCTGCACTTAAACCTGAAGCACCACCGGAGGGAGCCTCACCTGCGGAACCGGGGACGGGTTGTTCCATACCAGGGGCTGCAGCCTCAGCAGAAGGTGGCGGTGCTTGAGGGGCAAACGCTTCCGCGATTACCTGCTCTATAGGTTGACCTTTTTGTCTACCCGCTATAACTGTTGCAATACGAGATAATATTTCACCAGGGTCTTGACCCTGTGTTGCCAATGAAGGAATCGCTTGCGCGTATCCACTTATTGCTGCAACAAGAGAATCACGAAGTTTTTCAATTTCAATCTTCTGTTCTTCCATTGTTACGTTTATTTCCCAAGGCATCTGACGGCGGAGGAAGTCGCGGGAAATTAATTGGTCTCCGCGCGCTTGGAGTCCGAATACCAAAGCCTGGTTGGGGTTTAATCCGGCCATCAGTCCATAGGTGATGTCAACCGTATAATCC